CCCTAACCCATTGTGTCGCTTGCTTGAACTACAAGTGATTCAATGGCCACCCACCTCTTACAATACTTGATAAGAGGTTGCTGCGGGGAACCAGAGCTCCATATATCATATGGAGATGGTGCTTCAGTAAAATACTGGAGCAACGCAGTATCGCCAATGGTCAGCGGTTTACGTGTCTGTACACTTAATATGGTACCGACATAAACCTCGGCTCGTTGCAGCGATGAGTTCCAGCGACTTCTAAGGTCATTGGACAACATCCTGGTGCGAGTCTTCAGACCAAAGGCTCCGGACCGCATAGGTACCATGGGAATAATCCCAGGGATAGTCGACGCTATGTATCGACTCGTATGTAACAAATACTTCTGGTAGAAGTTATTGGAACATGCGACGGTCATAGCTAGCGATTCCGGACTACCATCATTCGAGCCTTTCCAATAAGCAGGAGTCACATCGACTCCGCCAAAGGCGTCAGTGCCGCAAGACTCTCTGAACTTCCCAGTCCAGAATGACTTGTCGACATTGACCTTAAAGTCAAGGACTTTAAGAGTCTCGAAAAACAGTTCCCGACAATCGGTGGGGATGATGATATCATCCCCAAAGACGGACACCTTCCCTTTCAATCGTCGAAGATTCTTGGTTGTCGCACGCATCCCACGTACATAAAGTACGCAAGAAAGTGCTATACCCAAGAACATAAGACTTTCGATTGGAAAGGTACAGGCGCTGCCCATTGTTGAGAATTTTCTCAGCTCGATAAACTCTGGCACTTTAGGTGTCAGTCTTTGTCGAACACAACGGGTCCTGCATGCGGAAAGTGCTCTCAATAGGGGCGGATTGCTCCTAAAGAAATTACCGACCGCATGACAAGTAACGCGATCACTAGCAGACGATAAATCGACTGTACAGAGTGATCCATCCATCGAACCGCGCTTGCAAAGAATTTGGTTCCGAGTCTGATCACGAAAGTGAACAAAGCTTGAAATCCAAGTTCCGCTAGTGCGTCCACGAAAGTAGTCCCAGACATTTTGCTGGCACCACTGGTGGGTACAAGGTTCCGCGGCAATAAGTCGCGGTCGCTTGTAGTCTTTGGGCACAGAAACCAGTCTAGAGAAAGTCCCCCGCTGGGGGGAATCTCCATCTGGCCCAGTGCAAACGCCACTTGCCCAACCTCGATAGTTATGGTAACCATAACTGGAGATTGGGAAGGATTCATCCAGAAGTGAGTTCCAGG